ATTATTTGATCCGAGTTTCCCAGTAAACGAAGTGCCTTTCGGAATAGTGATCAAAGAAACAGATGTGCTAACATTACCCACAACGAGGTTTACGTTAGCATATGCAGATTTAAATGAACGTGGTGTGTAATTCAATTCCTTCGCTTTTAACACCACAGAGTCTCTTAGAACAGCAGTGTCCAAAAACATTTCAGACCCTATCATATTCAAATAAAATGCATTCAAATAAGTGTTATAAGAAAGCAGATCTAGGATAACACTTATGTTACTAGCATCAAAGTTATAGTCTTGAAATGTAGCTTGAGACTTAAGGTATGTCTTAAGCGAATTTTTATAGTCGTTAAAATCTAGACTGGTTAAATTGATGCTGGTATTTGCCATTATCTGATCCTATACAGGAAGGTATTTAAAGTAATCGGTGTGTTTATATTTATTATTGAAAAAACGATCGTAACACGGTATGCGTTATCGTCTACGTAAGGAGTTACTCTAACTTCTATTAGGTTAGCTCTAGGCTCATACGTTTCAATTGTATGAGTTATTTCATCTTTAATGTTTTGTTGTGTTATTTGAGTTATGGGATCAAACAAAAACTTTTTGATGTTGCTACCAAAATTAGGCTGAAATGGTCTTTCATATTTATTGGTTAGAATAAGATTACGTATAGCTGTTTTTACGGCTTCTTCGTTTTTCTTTATAACAAGGTCATGGTTATCCGGATGCACGTCGAAGTTAGTGAAGAAATCACTATAGATTCGAGTCTGTGTAGTAAGTGGAGTAAACTTATCTTGATTGTATATTTGTGCCATGACCTTTACTCTTCATCTTTTTTCGTTTTCGGAGGCGGGTTATAGGTGTTCACTTTATTTAATAGTAATTGAGAATTCAAAGATGCAGTTGCTAAAAAGTTAGTAGGGCTTGATGTATCAATCAGTATATCTGCGGTAAAATGAGTGGGATCCAATTTGGTTAAGTCGGCTTGAAAATGATCTATCTTATTCAGAGTGCTATAAATCAAACCATCAACATCTGCCTTTAGCGTATTCAATATTGCATTAGGGAACTCTGTAAAGCAATGTTCTACCTTAGGGATTAGCTCTTCAACCAACACAATAAGCTCTGCTAGCTTTGCAGCAAGAGTAATAAGCGCAATTGCATAATTTACCAAAGCTGTAATTTGCGGACCAACGCTACCCAAAACCAATTTAACTAACCATTTAACAATAGAAACTGGGTCAGGAAAAGGAATATCTAACAAAGCAATCAAACTTGTTAATGATGCCATTTCTTTCGAAATAGCTTTCAGTAGGTCTCCAAACAACGGAACAATTTCACCTATCATCATTAATAGCTGTTCGCAATTCGCATTTTCCATATAACGAAGTTGGTTAATCCATTTATCCAAAAATGCGGTGTTTATCGGAGATGTTCCAGATGATACGCTCATGATATATCCTTAAAAAATGTTAGTCACGATTCCGTCTTGAACCGTGATAATTTGACCAGTGTACGAAGTAAACGTTCCTGTAGCTCCCTGGATAGTTCCCAAAGAATCATTAACAAGAACATTCCCCTTAGTGATGTTAATTCCACCTGGAGCGGATAACTGTATACCAGAGTCTGCCCCAGAAGTAAGAACGATGTTATTCGAAGACGCTACTGTAACATCGTTCTTAGCATATATGGTGCAGGAGCCTGCTACTTCGATAACGCAATTACCACCTACGGCAACGGTCTTATCTTTTATAACAACTTCAATATCACCATCAATTACCTTAGTAGCACGACGTCCGTCATGGTTAATCTCTACGTACGTGCCTGAATTATGATAGATGTGTAGACGCTCTTGGTTTGGAGTATCGTCTACCTCTATAACATGTCCAGCTTTGGTTTGCCATACATGGTTATACGGATATTGTGCATTGTATGCCGAGTCAGGCTCCGGACCTACGGGTGTTTTCGTTATACTGTTTATCCCACGAGCAAGTGCTGGTACATCGTTTTTAGCTTGATCTTTGCCGGGAAGTTTAGCATAAGATCCCCATATTAACGGAAGATTCTTTTCATTCCCGTCTAGATAGAACCCGAAGACGTGAGAGCCAACTAACAAGCCTGTGGGGGACCTACCTACCTGTTGGAACCCTGCGGACGTAGGAGGGAGTATAGGAGTAGCCCAAGGAAGCTCTTCGACGGTCAATGGCTTTAAAGGATTGTCGTGTTCGTTGATAACTCTAATCTTTACACGACCCAATTTCTCAGGGTCTTGTATATCTTCAACGATGGCTACGAACCAACGTAATCCTTCTTCACCCATCTTTCTAGTAGTCATTATGCATAATCCTCATACGTTCCTTTAATCAATTCCATCGAGCAATGATATGTTTTTTGTGCAGAAGAAGCATTGATTACAATATGACGCAATTTTGATATTAAGTAATTCCCTGCCAAAAGTCTATTCTCTGTAGCTTCTCCTGTACCAACAATAGTAGGAACCTTCACGGTAATTACGTCTCCGGCAGTTAGCACAGTATCACCATTTACATAAGCATGATATATGTTCTGTGATATTTTAGTGACGAACGAATTCTTTAATCCGAGAGATTCAGCGATATATGTTTCTGGTAGATGACTTGAATAGGGGACCAACATAGATAGAGAAGCTGCCTGTCCGTATTCTTGTTCGAATTTATTTGTATTTAATGGACGTGGATTTTTCGATGCGAATTTAAACTTTTGCTGATCCTGAGAATTTACATATAGAGTTTCAGAAGTTTCTCCAGTAAACAAATCGAATTTCTTTACGATGTTATTTAACCCACCGTAAATCATTTTCTTTGTGTTATTAACCTGAGAAACGTTATATAAGCTAAGCACACTTCTTGTGGTTAAGTTTCTCGCATCGCTATTTCCAGCTGTATCATAAAAGAAGATTTTGTCTTTAATGACATTTTCTTGATTGGTAAGAAGAAACTCTAGAGAAGCAAAATTGAATCCTCTTTTGTTTTCAAAAAACACATACGAGGACGAGTGATTATCTAAGGAAACAGATCTTCTTCTTATCATGTCTATAGCTTGCAGCGGACGTAATCTACTAATCAGGATATCTTGTACACCTTTGGTTTCGTCGCCTACGCCAAAAGGTTTATTTGTATCGAGGTCGTTACTGATTATATCCATAACGATATTCCACGCTTCGGTAGTATACTTCCTAGTGATATACCGAGTGTTGTTTATAAACATCTCTTCACTAACAGCACGAAGTACGTAGGTCTTCATTTTGCCTTGCGGCATGATCATCGTATTTTCAATCGATTTAACTTTAAATTTGAATTGAGTAGATTCGAATCCAGGGTTTGAAAATTCAACTTCTAAATCTTCTTCACCAATAATCGGAATGGTGTTGAGATAATCCACGCCATCGAATATCACAAACTCTGCTCTAATGACAGGGAACATGACGTCTTCGTATATGCTAAACTGAGCCACTTGATCCGATATATTAAATGCTTTACCGTTGCTGGCGGTTAACCTTAAAGAACTAACCGTAACAGCATCTGACCGAATGTAAGTCTGACTCATGTACTTAAGAGTGTTTTGAGTTGTTTAGTGGCTGCTACTGAATATCGATTGTCTAGAAGTTTAATCTCTCTCTTCTGATGATTTAATCTGTGTTCATATTCATAAGCAGTAACAGCATTCCAGTAAATTAGTTCATCAGCGGGAATGTTCTGGGAGGTTATATTGTTGGTTATGATGTAAGCAGACGCTCCGGAAGTTTCTCCCGTTACAACCATACTTTCTTCTACAAGATTTAACATGTCTTCGGTTGCCAAAGAATATGCGTTATCTTCAGTATTGAGGTAATCGTTAGCAATCGCAACATTGGTTACATGCTTTATGGTCATCGCAGTACCAGAGAAAGAATCTACAGTTGCAATTATTTCTTCGTCTTGTACCAGTCTTTCATCGGTAAGGAAAGTTCCGGTAACAGAAGCAAGTGTAATTTGATTGGTTTGATTTGTGGTAACCACCCACTCTTCTTGCTTACGTACATACCCTACAATCTGGTTATTGTATCCATACTGAGGATTCCAGTATTTTTTTCTAGCATCAGGATATGCGTTGTATGCTGAGAGACTGATTATAGAATCGTCTGTTTCGTAATTATTTTCAAAGAAAAGAATACGATGCTGGGCATTTAGCATACTGCCATATTTCTTTATAATCAGAGTATCTACATTATTGTCGCTTACGGCGATATCGTAATACGGGTCTATTACCTGATTAGATAATCCGATAAGCCAAACATAGTCAGGATTGTCATAGTAATCGTATGATAGGTTATCTGGTCTTTCACCGTCCTTAAGCGTATAAGTGTAAAAAGATTGTACGCTGTCAAAGGCTAACTTCGACATATTAACCCGTGAAAGCAGATTCTTTGCTACGGCATTAGCATACGTTACAGGAGGAAACTTGTTAAAGAATTGTGACATATACGTTACTCGTCGAATGTGATATTCAGATTTTTAGCTGCTTTCGATATAGCTGTGCCGACGCTATCTCCCCGGTAGTTTCCTCCGTAATGTTTTGACAGCACGTATTCAACTTCTTTTAACGTTAGAGTCAAGTTAATTACTGTGGGTGCGCTGGAACCTTTGTAGAAAGAAGGATGTTGTTCTCCCGCATAATTTACTTGCACTTGCACTATAGCACATTTCTTGAATTGGGTGATATAGTCCCGGGTAACACCCACGAAGGTAGGTTGCACTAGCGAGGGGTAATTGAAAAGAAAGCTAGACCCCGTCCCAGAAAAAGTTGGAAGATGATTTTGTTTAATAAAACGAATGATGTTTTTTATTCTTTCGCTTTCATCTGGATTTTTAGGAATCAATTTCCAAGATAACTGAAACTCTCTAAATTCAACACCGTTAAACAACATGCTAAGACTTGGGTTTTTGGCCAATCCAGTGGCAGAAGAAATCGCGCCTTCTGCACCTTCTCCGACATATTTTCCTATCACTTTTTGAAAAGCAGTAAATGCAGCGTCTTTAGCAATATCTTTAGCACTCGCCGCCGCCATTGCATCTGTTAGCGTCCCAAATTGTTTTGCGGTGTCTAACACATTTCCCGCTAATCCTAGAGACACACTTTGCCAACCCGCTGTGGTGCTATCTATAAACCCATCAGACATAGGAAGCGGTAGAATAACTTTTCCTCGAGAATGATAGCTTGTTTCAGACAATGGGTTTGGTCTGGCGTATTCAAAAAATTCCAGTTGCATGTAATACGGAGCTTGTTCGGGCGGATAAGAATATGTTGACCCACCATTCGTTTTATTTTGGCTATTAGAAGTTTTGTCTTCCGGATTTTGTTTTTCGGAAACATTACGATTAGCTAATTCTTGATCAGATATTCTAGAAGGAGAATCAGAATTAAAAAACGCCGCTAGCGGAGACCCAGAAGATAGCTTATCAACCTTTGACGCAACTTCAGAAGCAATAGACTTAGCGCCAAGACCAGCAGAAGTTAAGTTGTTACTAAAGAAAGAAGAAACAGAACCACCCGACGCCAAAGGTGATGGCGCTAGTTGATTTGACACCGTCTGATTTGACAGAGAGGTAAATTGAACGTTTAATGAGTCAGAGGAGACTGGCATACCTTTCCTTATAAATAAGATTATTGCAATACTTATATAGAATTATGAAGGGTAAATTTCAACCTAAAAATCCACAGAAGTATTTGGGTAACCCAACCAACATTATTTATAGGTCGAAGTGGGAACTGGACATGATGATCTACTTTGACAAGAATACTGAGATTGTTGGTTGGGCGAGCGAAGAGCTCATTATACCTTATCGGTCTCCTGTTGATAATAGAATACACAGATACTTTCCGGATTTTGTAATTAAAAATAAACAGAATCAGACCATTGTAGTAGAGGTTAAACCTTACCAGCAAACGTTACAACCTGTGGCTCCGAAGAAAAAGACCAAAGCATTTATTAACGAAGCTGTAACCTACGCTGTTAACCAAGCTAAATGGAAAGCTGCTGAAGAATACTGCAAGGATCGAGGGTATAGGTTTCAAATACTAACAGAAAAAGAGATTTACGGTAAATAAATGGCAGTTGCACTCTTCGATAAGATTCTAGCCGATGGCGTTAGAAGCAATCAGATTCCTGGAAGGACGCAGGAGGCGAGAGAGTGGTTTAGAGACACCGCTAAGAAAACACGTAGCGTGACCGAGGGTAAGCTTCTACAGTCCAGAGAAGCCCTGACAAACAGGTTAGAGGTAGGGAAAATGTTCCTCTTTTCCTATGACCCGAAGACCAAAGCAGACCTACCTTACTATGACACCTTTCCTCTGATCTTTCCGATCAAAAAACTCCCTGATGGGTTTCTTGGGTTAAACCTTCATTATCTTCCTTATGTACTAAGAGCCAAGCTCATGGACTTATTGTATGCGTATGTTAGCGATCCAAAGCTTGATGACAACACCAAACTAAAGATATCGTATAGCATATTGAATAACGCTGCGACCAATAAGTATATCGCGCCTTGTATAAAGAGATATCTTTCTGATCATGTTAGATCTAAGTTTATAGCCATTGTACCTGTAGAATGGGATATTGCTTTATTCTTACCTGTACAGAGATTCCAGAAAGCAACATCTACTCAGGTCTGGAGAGACTCAACAAGAATGGTTAACAAAGGTAGAAGGTAATGCCGTTTAGTATCGCCGATTTCAAAGGACAAGTATTAAAAAACGGATTAGTAAAGAGTAATCTGTATGAGGTTTATTTTTCCCCTAAGAGACTTGATAGTCAGACATTGAAGTTTTACACAGAATCTGTAACACTACCCGCGATAGAGCTAGAAACCTCGACTATCCATAGATATGGTTATGGTCCTTCTGATCAATATGTTTTCCGTCCAGTGTTTACATCGTTAAGCATAGATTTTATGGTAGAAGCTACCGATACAAATTCTTTAACAACGATGCTCGGTGAGCTGACTAATATAGCTAACTTTATGGGATATCCTAGTATTAATGGCAAAACACTTACTGGCGCTTATCCTTATGAAATTGAGTATAAAAAAAATTATATTTTTGATTTAAAAGTAAAAATATACAATGAAAAAGAAGATCAAATAACTGAGTACAATTTTAGAGATTGTTTTGCTAAACAGATAGGATCTATACAACTAGGATGGGGACTTAACGATCAACTCCTTAGACTCCCTGTAACATTCTCATATACTGATTATAGTATATCTCAATACGATGAGACTAGAGGAACAGACACTAACACCAATACTGAAAATCTACCTGGAGGACAATATCCGTCCCCCACAGCACAAGAATAACATCGATTTGACAACATAATTTAAGGAGAGATAAATGCCTTTACCGAAACTGACGGTTCCTTTGTTTGATGAAGTTATACCATCAACCAACAAACCTATAAAATACAGACCATTCCTTGTCAAAGAAGAAAAGATTCTTCTTATAGCGCAGCAGGGAAACAGTAGAAAAGAAATGATTAATGCGCTCAAACAGGTTATCAATAATTGCTGCATCTATCAGGATGGAAGCGATATAGATGAAACAGCTTTAACTACGTTTGATATTGAATACTTGTTCGTAAAGATTAGAGCTAAATCGGTCGACAATATTGTCACTCTAAAATATATCGACCATGAAGACAAAAAGAACTATGAGTTCAAGATAGACTTGAATGAGATAAACATCAAGTATAACCCAGAACACACTAACAAGATTAAAGTGTCAGATGATATTGGCGTGATAATGAAATACCCTACAGCAGAGCTTATGGGTAAGTTAAACGTCGATACCATGGGTGAAGAAGACGTTACCAATACGTTAATAAAAGAGTGTATGGAAAAGATCTACGATGCTGATGAGGTTTACATAGTCAAAGAAAGCGATCCAAAGGAAGTAGATGAGTTTATCGATTCGTTAAGCATTAAACCGTTTGAAGAGATTCAAAAGTTTTTCGCAACGATGCCAACTCTTTACCATAAAATAGAGTACACTAACTCGATGGGGACAGTGAGAGAAATCGAACTGACAACGTTAAATGATTTTTTTTCCTTTGCCTAAACCATAACAGCTTGTCCAATTATTATTCTACAATCTTTTCTATGGCACAACATTATCACTATTCAATTGACGATTTAGAAAACCTCATCCCATTCGAAAGAGATATATACGTGTCAATGTTAAACGATTACATAGAGAGTAAGAAAGAGCAAAATGGCTGACGATACCAACGAAGAGAACACCCAAGAAGAAGGCTGGTCTACCGGAGAAAAACTTGCAGCAATAGGTGTAGGCGTTGCTGCTGCTACTGCTCTCGTAGCCACTTCAGAGATTTGGTTGCCGCTATTAGGTGTAGGCGCAGGTGTAGGCGCAGCAGCGGAAGTCGCAGGTGGTTTAGGCGTAGGTGCAGAAGTCGTAGGTGGTTTAGGAACTCTTTCTAGAGTTGTCTCTGGGGCAAAAAAAGTAGGTTCACTAGCAAAAAAAGCAGGTGCGCTCGATATAGCATATCGAGCAGGTGAGATGATGGGAGGAGGAGGAGAAGGCGGAGGAGGAGCTGCAACAGAGAGTAGTGGTGGCGGTGGTGGATTAGGCGAGACCGCCAAGAGAGCACGCGGAGCTGCCGGATACAACCCACTAGAGATGTCTATACTGCGCTCCGAAGGAATAACTTCACAAGGCTGGTGGCTCGGTAGAGAAGGTAAATCCGTCAAAAGAGACGAAGTAGAATCTACTCTAAAAGATAGTCCGTTTACTGTGATAATAAAGAAGTTAGATATCCTTAACTCTATAGTATCTAAATTGCTCACAGAAATTACGCAAGTAAAGAATATCTCTAGAGAGCAGTTAGAATTAAATCAAAAAATATATGATTCTATGGCGATCGCAAAAGCTGAAGAAGGCGCTGACGGAAATATATCTCCAGTAAAAAGAAAAAGTGCTACGGTTGAAAGAATAAAAGGAACCGCTAAAGACGCATTAATGGATTTTTTGAAAACCTTTGCTGCTGGATTGACCGCCATGTTATTCCGGAAGAGCAAAGACACTCGTCCAAAACAATACGCTGGTCAAACACTCGCTAAAAATGGTACGTTATCTGAACTTCAGATGAGTCAAGCTGAATGGCAAACCGCACGAGGGGAACAGTTAACTCCCGAAGTAGCAAAAGCGTACGAAAAAACTCAAAATAATAAAATAGATTCTGTAATCTCTGGTACAAATGTTGAAGGATTACCTGTAGAATATAGGAACAACCCAGTAGTACAAAAGATATTTTTAGAAAGACATACCAAAGAATTCCAAAAGAAATTTATTGAAACGTTAGTTGAACGGGCAAAATTGCATACTTCTAGAAGTAGCGACGTTATTAGAGATGATGCAGAATATGCCAAAATACAAGCAGAAAAAACAGAAGACATCGCCGGAATCGGTGGATTTATAAACAACCTGTTAGGTATAAAAAAGGAACCCCTATCGCCCGATGTTGAGCAGGTTAAAGACGAAAAGGAACCCCTATCGCCCGATGTTGAGCAGGTTAAAGACGAAGATGAATCGAGTATTGAACGTAAAGATAGGTTAGTAAAAGAATTTTCAAAAAAAATGGGGATAGATATAGGTGAAAAATATGAAGCAAAATTTCAAGGTGGTATACCTGTTTCTATTAACGGAACACAAGTGCCCGAAAATCTATATAATGCAGAACAATTAAAGAGTCTTTCCACCGCTAAAAAACTGGGCGGAATGGTTACAGATAAACCTACTGTTACTGGAAAAGGTCGTCCTGGGAATGCTTCCAGCGATGAAGCCATTAAGTTTTTTGTAGATAAAGGATGGTCTAAAGAACAAGCTGCCGGTATCGTAGCCAATTTAATGATTGAAAGTAATTTATCAGCTAACGCTTTGGGCGATAAGGGAGAAGCTTACGGTATAGCCCAGTGGCATCCAGACAGACAAGCTGACTTCAAGAAACAGTATGGTAAAGATATTAGAGAATCAACCGTACAAGAACAATTAGAGTTCGTTAATTGGGAGTTAAACAACACTGAGAAAAAAGCAGGAAATGCTATTAGGAAAACGGAAGATGCTTTAACCGCAGCTGCAACAGTTGATCAAAGTTATGAAAGATCTAAAGGTAAACATAGACAATTGAGAATAAACACAGCAGCATCATTGGCAGAAAAAAATCCGACAGCAGCATCATTGGCAGAAAAAAATCCGACAGCACCAGCATCAGCCACTCCGGCAACACCGACAGCACCGGCACCAGCTGCTCCTCCAGCGGCAACTCCCGCTACGCCTGCTCCTACAGCACCAACAGTAATAGCGATGAACACTCCAGCGAAACAACCTGCTGCGCCTTCTACACAATTCGAAACGCCAGCGCCAGCGCACCCATATTCACAAGAAGATGAGTATGCTGTATACTTTAATATCTTCGATAAGATGGGTATACCGAGCTTTGCATAATGAAAGAGTTCTTCTACAAGATGCTGCTCGACGTCGACGGCAACCCTTCTTCTAAGAGAGTGGTTACAATGATATGTACGGTGTTCTTCTTCGTTATCGTTTTTTGTAATTTATTTTACGGTATGAAAGTAGATGAACCTATCTACACAACCATCAGAGATATCGTTATAGCAGGATTGGGATTCTCTGGCGCAGAGAAGTTTGCTTCTCGCCCATAAAAAAAGGGGAGCCGAAGCTCCCCTAAACTAGCGGCTAATCATCCGCTAGACGTTTGAAGTACGAAAGGTCGTCATCGTCCTCGCTAGACCAAGGAGAAGACTCTTCTTCCATCTTAGCAACCTTCGCCTTGGGCTTGGGTGCTTCAACTACCGGAAGCTCTTCTACGTCCTCAGAGACCGTTGTACCGAGTCCTAGAACAGCGTTTAGCTTCTTCTTAAGAGTGTCGTAGTCCTTGAAGTTACTGGGATTCACGAACTCCTGAAGAGAGTATTCCTTCTTCCAAATCGCCTCTAGATCATCGTCATCGTTCATTAGCGGTTCAGAGTCAGCAAACTCAGACTTGTCGTAGTTGCGATAACCTTCTACCTGACGAATCTTAATCTTGAAGTTAGCGCCGTCCCAGAAGTCAAAAGGATTGATTGGCTTCTCGTCTTCAAAACGAGGATTCATCGCTTCGTTGAGTTTGTCGAACAACTTCTTACCGAATCGGAAAAGCTTAACCCGACCCTCGTTCTCAGGGTTAGCAGGGTCTTTAACGATATAGACGTTGGAGATGTAGGTCAACTTACGCTTCTGGTCTCGAGCCTGTTTACGGGCAGGAGAGTTATCATCGGTGGTGCTGTTCCATAGCTGAGTGTTATACTCGCTAACAGGGTCGGTCTTGTTGATAGTCGTTAGACTGTTCTCAATGTACCACTTACCAGACGGTCCCTTGAACGAATGTTCCCAAAGACGAACGAAAGGAACGTCTTCATTAACAGGGGCGGGTAGGAACCGAATAACAGCAAAGCCATTGCCGACTTTATCTACGTTAGGATACCAGAAACGATCATCAGAAGAAGATGATGTTTCGTTAGAGGTTAGCTTCTTAACTTGGTCGGTTAGTTTGGTTAAGCTTTCTTGACGCGAACGCTTGAGTGATGCAAAATCTGCCATAGTATTTCTCCGTATATTTTCGTATGTTTGTATAGTAGTATATTTGTATTGTCCACGAATAGCATAATAACGTTATATTTATTATGCCGCATTTGAATGTTCGCTGTCAAAGACTTTCCTCGCGACAGCTTTCATTCGTTGTTTATCATAATATAGAAACGAACGATACTTCAAACACATGTCATGTATTTCCTTCCAGATGATATCGTTCTTCAACTTACGATTCCACTGAGCGAAAAATCCTAACAGGTCTTCTAGTATCACTAGCGTCTCCATAGAGATTTTCTTCCGTAGGAACATCTTCAGCAAGTAAGGATGCTGTGATTCGTTAATTATAAGGTTTTCGTCTAAATTAGTCAACAACTTTTTTAAGTCTTCTTCAAAGTTGTATCCTAGCGCCTGAGTCCTGCGCTTCCAGTCCATGTAGGCTCGTTCAGTCACTTCATTGTTAATCATCTCACCAACCCACATGCGACCGTTCATAGCCACAAAGTTGGCAATCAGAAACTCTTTACAATCTTTACGCTTTGCTAACTTTTCAAAATAGAATCTGTCTTTACGATTTTCATATGACTCTACAGTAACCTTTACTTTTCCGTTGTACTTGACGAAGTCGTAATTTTCTGTAAAGAAATGATTCTTCATCGCACAGTAGAGAACATAGGCGTCGTATCCAGTCATAGAGGGAGCCTCGCTATCTTAGGTAGGTAGTGTAATGCTTCTGCTTCTGATTGAACTTTACTCTTAACGTGGTCATTCATCTTAATCAATGATGCTGCTGTTTCAATCTCAATATTGTTTTTCTCACAATAAAAAACCACAGCATCAATATACTCAATGTCATGTTGCCAAACAAGGTCTTCAATTTCTTTTGCGAACTCTAATGGCGACTTTATATTTAACTCTTCCATATTATCCTTCTGTTTTAAAAAACACGTGTCGTTGAATGGAAACTGTCTTCACCGCATCTCGGTGCACTTTTATTTTAGACTCCTTGGTATGATAGTACGTTGCTCCTACAGTTAGGTCTGCCATTATATCATGATATAGATATAGATGATAGGCAAGATTGTATACATGGTCCCAGGTGTCTTGATCATTGATGACATCTTTCTTTCCATCACAGTACCAAGAGAATTGGCATTTTCCTTTGATAGGAACGTCTACACCTTTCTTGTTTTTCCTCGGATAGAATTCAGCTTCATGAATCACACCGCAGATTGTCTTAGAAAACTTGTCTTCTTTGGTTCTGTTAATCGTAACGAACCCAACAGCTAGCAATCCTTCATCAGATTGGTTCCTAGCCTCAAAATACATGTTTTGAGCAAGACAAGATATTTCTTTGTAATCTACTTCGTCTAGAGATTCAGCAGGGTCTTCTACTGGAATCTTTGCTTCATGCGCTTTCTTTATTATACGCTGTTGTTTTAATTCCGTCAACTGGATTGCATCAAGCTTTATTTTAGCACCCTCTGCAGCTCCGAAGAGAATTATTGCCATAGAAATCCAAGTTATGGCTAGTGTAAGTTTTACCTGTTTATTGCTGTCCATAGGTTATTTCCTCTTTTTGTTTGGACAACGGAAGACAAAGCTTCCATTGGTTTTCGCAACAGAGCGAAACACCGCTAGATATATCTAACGAATAAGTTTATATAAGTATACTACAAGTTGCCTAAAAAAGCAACCACATACAACTAAGAATTTAAGGGGGATTTATGTGGAATACACCTGCATTTGAAGATGTTAGATTTGGTTTCGAAGTCACAATGTACATAGCCAATCGTTAAGGAGCATATTATGTTCATGGTAGATTATTTAGTTTCTAAGATAAAAGAGCTCTTCTGCGATAAGCCAGAACCCGTAGTTCCGCCAGCACCAGAGCCAGTTCCAGAACCCGTTCCTGAAGTGCCTGTGAAGAAAGCTAAAGCTGCCCCAAAGAAAACAACAGCAAAGAAGACCACAAAGAAGGCGACCGATGCTTAAATTTAGAGACTACCTTATCGAAGAGGAAGAGCGTAAAGACCCGAAGTCTAAGACACTCCACTCATTCGATATGGACGAAACCCTGTTTACCTATGACCCATCAAAATTACGTATACACGTGAACGATGAAAACGGGAACAGGGTTCAGTCTCTTTCTAACCAAGAGTTTAACAACCATAAACTTCAGCCTGGACACAAATACGACTTCAGCGAGTTTCGTTCGTCAAAGTTGTTCGGACAGACTGCTTCACCTATTCATCCACTCATCCGTAAACTTAAAGCCATTCATAAAAATAATAAAAACGTTGAAGTGCTTACTGCAAGATCTGACTTTGACGACAAAGAAGGTTTTATGAATGAACTCGGCAAGCATGGGATTGATGCTAATCAGATTCACGTTCGTAGAGCGGGTAACTTAGGATTGCCGCCACCAGAAGCCAAGCGAGCAGTATTGAGCGCACTGATTAAAAAGCATGGTTACAAGAAAGTACATCTTTACGATGACTCTAAAGCCAATCTAGCTGCCTTCGCTAGTTTAAAAGAAGATCATCCTGATGTAGAACTACATGCTCATCACGTCGACTACGACCATGATACAGGGCAAGCCAAAATAACAACAACGGTATACAAATGAAATCATTTAAAGAACTAATATCAGAGCTTCGTGTACGCGACGGTTTTGGTAAGCTAATTACCGTCAAGAACGTAAAGATTCGTATGGCTAATGGTAAGTTAGAAAGCCATCCTCCAGGCAAGAGCGGTAGCTCCGGCGGTGGAGGAGGCGGTAGCGGACCTTAGTCTTCTGTTTCCGCCTTCGGCATACCCTTCACTGCCATTTTCTTTCTGGCATGAGCGGAATGACTTTCGGCGTCTTTAAATAGATTTTTAAACGTGCCTCTATACTCATCATCATGAATTGATGCTAGCATAATCTTAGTCGCTTTGTTCATTTTGTAATTCTTATCAGTCATGTTATCCTCACTTTGCTTTAGATTTTAAATCAACTTCTGCTTTTGCGGTGCCTGGAGCATCGTCTTCTTCGTCCATCTTCTGGACTAATAGCTTATCGCGGTCTTCGTTAGAGAACCAGAATTCTGCTGTCTTGTTATAGTTACCAATAAAAGCACCAAGTAGAAGAAGCAAGAGTTCTTTCCACTCAGAAGCCACTGGTGTTTGAACTACAATCGCCAATAGGATACCAAGAATCAATAGAGCAAATGTGCCTAGATTGATTAGCGTAATTTTCCAGCGGTTATCCTGCATCGTTTGCAGTAGATTACCAAAGCGATTGGTTGCTTCTGTATCAGCCATGTTGTTTTCTCCGTTAGTGAATGTACTCTTGTATTTATTCTTCACAACTTCTAGGATAAATCTTAGGAATGATAAAAATGATTTCATAATCACCTACGCATCTATTGGTTTGAATGTGGTGGAGTTGATTCGGCAGATTACCTTCTTCATTACAATCTTGCCGTTCAGATGATCATACGTATAGAAGTCATCAATGATATTCTTAATTGATACGGAAAGGTCAGGATTGATGATGGCTGCAAAATGCTGCACCTGCATCTCGGCGACTTTGGTCTCTGCTACTTTAGGAACCGTATAGGTCGGTTGCACTGCCTGAATTGAATACCGTGGGTCTATGCGCATATAGCTCCTTATAGGTTGCGGTTTTTGGTGTCGGAGAAGTTACCGCCAAACTCCGTAAATAAGTGCCAGCTGATTGGATAATAAGGACAGCTGGCGAAACCCCAGAAGAATTATGCAGCTAGTGCATAATCTCCGTAAAAGTCATCATTGGCTTTTATATTTTTTTGCTTGATTTACGGTCATCGCCTACCGAGTCGTCTGTATCAGTATCTTACCCTGTCGAATCTAGTCACCCCCGTCAAAAGCATACTCACGAAACATTTATTGATTGCTGAACCAGTGTGCTTCGACAGCATCATATTTACAATATGCTTTTGGTGGAGGTGGGGAGAATCGCACTCCCGTCCAGAATACCTTCCCTTTACTTCATACGACCATACCAACAATACTATTTATTTATTCCAAATTAGTATGACAATTTCTTAAATTGTCTTCATTTAATTGAAGTTGTTCCATAAAATTAAGAATGACTGTCTCAAAGAATATCATAGTAGAGAGTTCAAACCTGCTACCAAGAGGAAGATTTTTATTAGGAGATAGAACTCTACTTGATGGACCAATCTGGAAAGTCTTATCAGCCATATTCCTAAGAGTAGAAGTTGGATTTGCTGTTACTAATAACACTTCAGAACGAACCGACTTTGCCTTCTCAGCAAAATTGATCAATTGCTTAGTCTCACCCGAACCAGAAACAAGAAGAAGCGAATCAAATCTTGTTATCTGAGTTGTAGTGGTTTCTCCAACTACCTGCACATTTAGCCCACAATGCATCATTCGCATTGCAAACATATTGGCAACCATCTTAGATCTACCAGCAGCAGCAATAAACACTCTTCCACCATTATAATGTTCTTTCCGACTTATCGTATGAATGAGTACATCAATAAGCTGCTGACATGTTTCCTTTTCGGTATAGAGCAGTTCGTCTCTTAAAATATCAAGAACATCAGAATAATTAGCCACGTTGAACAGCTTCCCAAATCTCAGCAGCAGCGCGAACAGGATCAGTGGCGCCATAGATTGCTGCACCTACTACAACAATATCAGCACCAGCATCGATTGCTTGGCGAATGGTATCTTTGTTAATACCACCAGCAACAGAGATCTTTAGACCGACTTTCATTTGCTGAACTTTCTTTAGGTCTTCAAAAGGAGTCTGACCTTTTGCCTGCTGATCTAGCCCAGTATGTACACCAATGATATGAGCGCCAAGTTCATACGCAAGAGCAACAGTTTCTAGTTTATTCTTTACATTAATCAGATCAACTTGTGCTTGGGCTTTAGTAGTCTTAGACGCTTCAACTACACCCTTAATAGTACCAGCATCAGCTGCACCAAGAACGGTAACAATATCAGCACCGGCTTCGTAGAATGGAGATGCTTCATATAAGCCAGCATCCATTGTCTTAAGATCGGCAAGTGTTAAACACTTTGGACCTGTAAGCGTGTGAACTGTTTCGACGATACGAATACCATTATATTTGACACAGGGAGTGCCGAGTTCAATGATGTCTACATAGGGTGAGATGCGCTGTGCTAGACGAATTGTTTGTTCATAGTCTAGAGTATCGAGTGCTGCTTGAATCAATGCCATTATTTACTTTCCTCAAGATTAAGAAACCCACGCTGGTGCGCTTCTATAGAGAGGCGTCGTGGGTGTTGTTGTTATGCTCTGCAGCGTTATAATTAGGGGAGGCTATGCAGCCTCCGCCATCTGAACAGCAAGGTTAAGAGCCTGGACTTTCTTAGTCTGATTAACGCCATACCATGCGCTATACAGACGAGTATCTGTAGAACGACCGAGCTGATGGTCAGTCAGGTAAGTCACAGCATTGTATGCCTGCCACCAGCTACCCTTGGCGAACTCCGCTCCAGGCTGTGCATCAACAGCAACCATGGCGAGTTCAGCCGCACGAGACTGAGGCACACCAATCTTGTCCTTGTCGTTCTTCTTATCAGACGTCTTGGGGAAGACCTGATTGAAGTACTCGATAAGCGTAGCAGGCGTATAGAGCTTCTTACCGAGGAAGGCAGACATTTCCTTGTACTTGGCAAGCTTGTCCTTAGCCACTCCGAGGGTTTCTTTAACGTCGTCTCCGTCAAACACTCGACGATGATTAACCTTAACCATCTTGTCGGTCTTGGTACCGAGAGACAGCGTAAGAGTGTTGTTGCAGACTACTCGAATAGGAGTGAACTGAACGGTAATGCTCTTACCGAACTGGTGAGGATTAGAGAACAGCAAGTAACCGTCCACCTTGTCTCCACCAAAGAGTTCGAATGACTCTTTAATCTTAGCAAGAGCCCAGACATGCTGACCACCTTTGAGCGAACCAGCAGTGTGCATTTCCATATCGCCAGCAGCGGTAAAGTCGTTAAAGAACTCGAACGCATCGCGATTCTGGCAAGGATTCCAGGTATCGGTTACAATGGTAAGAACCTTGTCATCAAGGTCGCGGACCAGAGCTTCAGCTCCAGTTCGAATCTGCTTGCCGTTATAATCGGCGAAGAGCGGAACCTTCTCAACACCCCAGTTAAGACCAGCAGCTTCGAGCATCTGTTCGGGGGAAAGGTCGTTGCTAACACGTTTACCCAGACCATGCCACGGCACATCGCCGGTATAAGCCATCTGAGCAACACCATTAATTTCTTCAACCATATGAGCCATGTTATATCTCCAATGTGTTTTTCAAATTACAAATAAAGTATAATCTATTATTATTTAAAAGTCAACTACCAGGAAGCTCGGTAGTAGAATTCCCAGTTAGAGTACTCCGGCTTCAGACATTCGATAAGACGGTCGCGAGTGTACTCAATATCTTGCCAGTACAAGTAATCGACTTGAGTCGAGCCGAAGAAGAATCCGCTAGTAGGCGGCAGCGTTTCTTCTACCTTGTTGAAGTCACTAAGAACCTCGTAGCAAGCATCAAGAAGTTCTTGCATCTTCGTCGTAGAGAAGTAATACTCTCCGCAATCATCTCGACCATCCTGGATGTTCTCAACCATCCATCGGTGCACAGCATTTGCCTTGCGCCAGTAGGCGACTTCGACGTCGGCAGTTCTCACATTGCTGCCAGCCGGAGCGCCCAGTTTCTGAATGGCTTTAGAGATAGCAGTTCGCGCAGCTTGCACGGTTTCGTTGTTATCATGCTCAGAAAGATAACGGCGACCAGTCATGTACATATCAAGACCCATGTTATTATTCCTCAATAAGAGTAAGAAAGCAGGCGACGTCGTAAGAGTCGTTAAAGTTATAAAGAACAGCGTCGCCCATCCGACGCAGCTCTTCGGCTAAGAGGTCTTTGTCTCGGTCAAGACCGGGATTGTCCAGAAAGAACAAGTCAAGAGTGGTCTCGAACTGGAATCCTGCAATTTTGGCTTTGATAATCATTTTGTTCTCCTTAAAACATTGCGCCGCGAACGTTGGCTTCGTGTTCGAGCTGAAAGTACTTCGACATCACTCGCTCGGCCAGAGCGTAGTCGCCCACGGCTTCCTGCGCATCCATACCGCAGTCGAACTCGAAGTCGCCTTCGAACCAGTACTCGGTCACTTCCTCAGCCGCCTTGGCCAGGAAGCGGCTACCGGCTGGCAAATCGTATTCCTGGGAGACATAGCGGATGGTCATGTCGATGATTTCGTTACGGTAGTTCATGGTCTTCTCCTTTAGCTCAACTATGAATATAGTATATTATTTTTAATAAATAAAGTCAAGGATTTTTTAAATACGGTTTATAGTTCCGGTGAAGTACATCTGACTTTCTACTGCCTCGACCATGTCTTCGCCGAGGGTTGCCCCGTTCTCGATTAGAGCGACAACTTCAAGACAGTCTTCGCGGTTAGAGAAGTCGAGGTATTCTAACCAATCGTAAATCACCGTCTCAGCAGCATCGTTAACGAACTGCATAGCACTCCGGTTGTCTCGACTGACGTTCATGGCGTCAGCAGCTCGGTTGGCAAGAGCGTGTTTGATTTCGAGAACGTAATTTGTAACGTACAATTGTTCCATGATGTTCTCCTTAAGCTTCAACGTAAGAAACGACGATAGACACTGGGCAGGGCTGCGAGTACTGCATCTCATCGCGCTCGGCGTAGGCTTCGTCGAGGTCGTCGAACACGCCAACCGTCCAAGAGTAGCTGTCAGCATCAATCACAACAGAGTAGACTTTTTTCATCACAGTTCCTCGTTAGCTCAACTATAGGTATAGTATACTTTTATATTATTTAAAAGTCAAGGACTTTTTAAGCGATGTCGCGCTCGCGCAGCTCGACCTGGAGCATCGAGACGAGAGCCTCGAGAGCCACGGTCGGCACCAAATCGGTGTGCGCCCCAATAGCCAAGAAGGCGACCGAGAGATACTTCTCAGGGTTGCTGAACACATCGTTCATCATTTCGTGGGACATCTTGTGGTTGAAGCCGACGCAGTCGTACGCGATGGTTTCCATGATCATCTCCTCAGTTACTATAGGTATAGTATAATTTTATATTAATTAAAAGTCAAGGGATTTTTTGCCCTTGCCCTTCCGAGAGTATTTGGTGCGGTCGCGGACGACTCGCTGCCGGTACTTCGGGGTGCGCAGGTCTTTCGCGACGATGTTCGGTTTGCTCATGATGTTCTCCTATCGGTTTCCGAAGACGTAGACTGCACAGTACACGGCTATCGCAACCCCAATCATCAATTCAGACACGTATTCCATAGTATTCTCCTTAGATTTCGACAGAGATGTGACCGGCGAAGCTGAACTTCCGAGTGCCGGGGATGTAGGCTAAGATATCGGTTTCGATATCGCCGTACTCGTCTTCCACACCGATGATAGTAATTACATTCCACTGTTTGAATTCAGTGTCGAAGACGATGCGGTCGGCTTCAGGAAAGCGGCGCAGCAGAATGGCTTTTTGTTCTTCGCGAGTCAGGTTGGTCATGGTCATTTCCTCTTTAGCTCAACTATGAATATAGTATAATAAAATAAAAAAATAAAGTCAAGCGATATTTTTAATGATACATCTTACTCTGCCATCATGGCTTCGAGTTTATCGACCGCCTGCATGTGGGCGCAGATAGCCGTTATCAACACCTGTTCACGTTTACGTGCCTCAAGCGTGTTGACCCACAAGAGTCCAGCGAGTTCGTTCTGAAAAGCGGCGATGATGCCCTTGAGCTGCCGCACGCCTTCAAACAGGTAGTCGTTCATAGTATTCTCCTTACTTGTTGATATACGGGTCAGGCTCGCCGTAAACTCTCCAGCCTTCGTTGCCATCCAAATCCCGAAACATAAAGTCAGGACCGTAGCCATCGCGCTGGAGAGCAGCAATCGTGCGCTTGGCGGTGCGCTTCGGCAGTAGGACGACGCAAGAACCTTGCGCGTATACTTCAGCCTTGATTTCTTTCAGAGTCATTTCTTTTGCCTTAGCTCAACTATGAATATAGTATAAACCAATTAATAAAAAAATAAAAGGACTTTTTTAAAAAAATTTAAACTAGAGAGAATTATTTTTTGCGAATTTTGAGAGGTAGGTTTTGGACTTGCGGAAGTAGCGGCTGAGGATATTTTCGTTGTAGTAGTCGTCGGAAGTTAACACATCCCGGACGACTTGTTCACGAATCTCATTGTAGTTGACATCGCCTCGACTTTCGTGTAGCGATAAGATTTCTCGGCGGAAATGTTCCTTGCCGATAACTTCGATATCAGCAAGAAGATTCTTAGAGCTGCCGTAGTAGTCTTTCCAATCGGACTGCTTACGCACAACCTTGCGATTCTTCTTACCTTTTTGTTTTATGCGGTTGGTGGAATAAAAGTATTTGCGACCAATGTACTTCTTGTTCGTTTGGGTGTTTGTTATGCAGTACACAAACCCAAAGAAGTCTTCAATGTGTTCTTCTTTAAATTCTTCTCCTTCCCATAGCCATTGGGAAGGTTCCATTTAATCTTCTTCGAAGAAGTCTAGTTCTTCGTAATTTAGATCTTCGTCTACTTCTAGAACACTGTCACCGCAGAATGGGCAGTACGTTTGAACTTTTTCAGCGATTAAAGTGTATTCAGTTTCACACGAACCGCATACGGTGTTATTGTCCATACTCTTCTCCTATAAGTTTGATTAAATCGTCATACATACAAACATCAACGTTGGACTTCTCTAAGAAAGCAATCCCTGCCGTGTCTCTATATGGATATTTATAAATCACCACGCCTACGTTAGATTGATAGATCAGTTTGGCGCAGTGTATACATGGTGCATGGGTTACAAAAACAACAGACCCAGCAGAGGATTCTGTAGAAGAAGAGAGCTTGGTTATAGCATTGGTTTCGGCATGGAGTACTTCTGGCTTAGTGGAACCTTCTTCGTCTTCACAGACGTTGTCCCAGCCTGCCGGCATTCCGTTATATCCTATAGAAAGGATTCTGTTTTCTCTTACTACTATACACCCAACCTGTAATCGTTTCGCGTAAGACAGCTTCGCGGTGGACTCAGCTATCCCCATGTAATACTCAACGAACTTTCGTTCTTTCATAATTTATTTAATTCAGTGATTGCTCTTTGCAATGCCTGGATTTCAACTCCCATGTCGTGGATGCCATGCGCATCTTTGTTTTCTAGAAACACCCTAGCCATGTCCCAGCAAATTTTTTCTCTTTCTGTCAAAGATTTTAAATTTTCTGTGAGGTCGGGAGTAACGTTCTTTTTGTATCGTTCAAACATTTTATTTCCCGTCGTCGTAATCGATTATGTCGCAGTAACCGTGAAACACGTAACCGCATGCTTTTAAGAATAACGTGAAGTGTTCTAGGATTTGGGTGACATCTTTATACTCAGGGATAACATAGTCTACTGGCTCATCTTCTCGATTGCTTTTTATAACAAACCTCTTCATAAAGTCATCCCCTTGAAAGTATTCTCGTCAACGTCTTTGTTTACACCACCAACAAGATAACTGGTTATTTCTGTTTCTTGTGGAGCAACCTGGACTTCAGAACCGCTAATCCATTTCTGTGTCCAAGGCAACGGATTCGTCCCACCTTTATAAGGCGACGGAAGCCCGATAGAAGTCATGCGCTTGTGCGCAATCCATTCTACATAATCACACAGTAATTGTTCGTTAAGACCAATCATTGAGCCTGTTCTGAATAAATACTTAGCCCATGCCTTTTCTTGTTCGACGACTTGATTGAAAATATAAACTACTTCTTCTTCGGCTTCTTTTTTAATATCAGCGTAGATAGCGTCGTCTTTCGGTAGAAGCTTGAGCATCTGCTGCGTCGCTGCTAGATGAATATTCTCGTCTCGAGCAATAAACTTGATAATCTTAGCATTACCTTCCATTTTCTTTACTTCGGCGAATGCCCAGGAACACGCAAAGCTTACATAGAACCGAATGCCTTCAAGCGCATTAATTGCGTTAAGACAGAGCCATAAGCTGTACGGCGACTTCTTTGCAATCAGGTTATCGTAGTATCTGCTTATGTCGCGAGCGCAATCTGTTATCTCGGGGATGTCTAGCATACCGTCGAATACTTCAGAAGGATTGCTATAGATGTTGCGAATGATATGCGTATAAGAACGAGAATGAATAGTCTCAAAGTAAGACCATGTGGTAATCCAGGTCTCTAATTCAGGCAATGAACAGACAGGAAGCAGCGCCTCGATAGGTGCACGACCCTGCACCGAGTCCAACAAGATTTGTCTTTTAAGGTTGCTGGTGAAGATATGTTGTTCATGACGATTTAAAGTCTTGAAGTCTTTAGCGTCTCGCATACATTCCACTTCAGTGGGTTGCCAAAAGAAGCCATTTTGCTTTTCTGTTAGTTTCTCAAAGATAGGATACTTCTGTATATCGTAACGGGAAACGCCCATCGCCTTATCGAAGAACATCGTTCTTCCGTCGTATGAACTTATGTTATGAAATACGGTCATGTGTTAACTCGATATGTTTTTCTTGTTAAGGGATTGCTGTTGTAATTTGTGCAACTAAGCGAAGCCAACAGACTTTCCATTGCTGCGTTGACGTCCGCTGAACCACAAAGAAATATATCTACAGCTGCGTAATTATATTCTGGCCACGTGTGTATCGACATATGAGATTCAGATAAAGCAATGATTCCGGTGACTCCGTATTCATTACCGAAATGATGGAAGTAAGTGTGTAGTATGGTCGCCTTTGAAGCATGCGCAGCTTTAATCATAGAGTTGCGAATAAATTCTTCGTCTTTCAAGTGCTCCGCTTTTATCCTGTGAAGCTCTAGTATCAGGTGATTGCCTGTTTCTATTTCTCCAGTTGTAACAAAGGTCGCCATCTATTTTCTCCTAAATTTTGCAACTATCGCAGTTAGACGAATCTGCTTCACCGATAGCTAATTCTTTTTCTTCTACCTCTCCCGCACCATCGGCAGTATTGAAGTAGTAGAGCTGCTTCCCGCCATACTTGTAGAACATTAACACGTGCTTAAGCATTTCACTTAGAGGAATCTTCTCACCTTCATAAAACTTTGGGTTATATGTAGTGTTCACAGAGATGCCTTGATCGATATACTTCTGCAATACTGCGCAAATGTATAAATAGCCTACTGGCGATTTAATGTCCCACAGTAGTTCGTATTTATTCTTAAGTCTGCGGATGTTGGGCACCACTTGCTTAAGGATACCGTCCTTAGACTGCTTAACGCTAATCAATGCACGAGGTGGTTCAATACCGTTGGTTGAATTACTAATCAGCGCAGACGTCTCGGCAGGCATCAGCGCCATCAACGTCGCATTACGAATACCATACTTCAACAAGTCTGCTCGCAGCCCTTCCCAGTCCATAGTATAAACGGGGTCTACTAATTCGTCAACTTCTTTTTTATAAGTGTCGATAGGTAGAATACCGTAAGTATATCTAACATTTTCCGGGCAACCAAGAGCACCTTTTTCTTTAGCAAGATTTACAGAAGCCTTGATAAGATAATACGACCAAGCTTCAGCGTACTTGTTTAACGGCGCAAGGTCTGGGTTGCTGTAGGTCATGTTGTTCATCGCCATCCAGTAAGCAAGATTAATAATACCAATCCCCAGCGGACGATACTTTCTTGTAGACGTCTCTGCTGCTTTTACGGGATACCCTTGATAGTCGAGCAAAGCATCTAATGCTCTTACAGCTAACTCACAAGGCGCAGCGAAGTCTTCTGGTGATTTGATTTTACCCCAGTTGATAGCCGACAATGTGCAAAGAGCAATCTCTCCTTCTTCATCGTTAATATCGTTAAGAGGTTTGGTTGGTAGATTGATTTCGCAGCAAAGATTGCTCTGACGAATCGGCGCATTTTCTTTTACGAAAGCACCATGGTCGTTAGCATGGTCAACATTCATTAGGTAGATACGTCCCGTGTCCTTACGTTCCTGCATAAAAGAAGAAAATAAGTCTGTCGCCTTCACTACCTTTTTACGCAGCTTACTGTTACGTTCCGCCTGTTCATATATCTCTCGGAATTTATCTACATTCGTAAAGAAGGTTTCATATAGTTCCGGAACATCTTTTGGTGAGAACAGAGTTATGTCTTCGCCTCGAATTAGACGTTCGTACATTACCTTGTTGAACTGAACACCATAGTCCATATGCCGAGCACGATTATCTTCCGTTCCTTTGTTATTCTTTAGAACCAGAAGATCTTCGATTTCGAGGTGCCAAATCGGGTAGTATAAAGTCGCCGCACCGCCTCGTACACCACCCTGGGAACAGGATTTAACAGCAGATTGAAAATGCTTGTAAAAAGGAATAACTCCAGTATGAGAAGCATCACCACTGCGAATAGGACTGCCAACAGCCCGTATACGACCCCCGCCAATGCCGATGCCAGCCTTTTGGCTAACGTATTTAACAATCGCTGAAGAAGTTGCATTAATCGAATCAAGGGAATCCTCCGTTTCTATAAGAACACATGACGAAAACTGACGCTGTGGTGTGCGTACACCTGCCATGATTGGGGTTGGTAATGATACAGAAAATAATGATATTGCGTCGTAGTAATCTTTTACCCACTGAAGTCGGGTTTCTTCTGGATACTTCGCAAACAACGTCATCGCAATCAGCATATAAGCAATCTGGGGAGTTTCGTATAACTCTCCGGTTACTCGATTCTTAACAAGGTACTTGCCACGGAATTGTTCCATAGCAGCATAGGTCATCATAAAATCTCGGTCATGATCGATATGAGAGTTGAGTTCGTCCCATTCTGACGCTGTATACTGCCGACCTAATTCTGAATCATAATAACCTTTCTTTAGAATTACAAGATAATGATCCATCAGATGATTCGGGTTATAGCTGTTGTACACTTGCTTACGAATATGATAGCTAACCAAACGTCCTGCGACATACTGATAGTTCGGTGCTTCTTCTGAGATAAGGTCGGCAGCAGCCTTGATGATAGTCTCTTGAATATTCGTCGTTTTAATGTTGTCGTAGAACTGAATATGTGAGTTCATTGCAACTTCAGATACAGAAACACCACTAACTGATTCACAAGCCCAAGAAATAACCTTGTGAAACTTTTCTAGATTCAACAACTCTTTGGAGCCGTCTCTTTTTATTACATTCGTTGGCATATTATTCTTTCTTTTTAATTGTAAAGGTGCCGTCTTTATTGGCTACCCAGACTAACGTATCGCCTGCTTTCCAGTCTAAATTTTCTAGTAATTCTATTGGAAACTGCAAAAACAATTCATCACAATCTTCTACTACTGTTGCCGTGTATACTTTATTCACCTAACGCTCCAGAAATGTCCGGGAAGTTATAGCAGATAATGTTCCAGCAATCCTCAGCGATTTCCATGTGTTCTTTTTGTGTTCCGTTCTTCATTCTAAGGTCGCAGTAATGAATCCAGGAACGAAGAGACCCAGACATGTATAACTTAGTCTCTGTCAATCCTTCTGGTAAAAATACTCGCGCCTGTTCTTTGGCGATACCTTTATCTAGCGCCCACTGATATGCAGCTTTGGCGATATCTGCCACTTCTGCTTGTCTTTTAGTAAACTCGTCGTGTAATTCGGCATCATCAACTTCAATCGAGTTTTGACGATTAGTCGTATCCTGAAGACGAGCTTCGCGGTCTGTGTAGAACGTATCTCCGACCGCAGCATAGCGCTGACTAAATTCCTGGAAGCTAAAAGAACGGTGTCGTAGAATCTGTCTAGAAATATCACGGGTGGTGCTAATTTCCATCACAATATGAACCATCTCGAACGGCGACCAATGTCGGTTCTTGATTAAATATCTAATCAACTTCCCTGCGGTCTGTGGGTTGTTCTGATTCGCAGGATTAGAAACTCTGGCTACATAAGCAACGAGGTCGTTAGCGTTCTTCGCGATAGAGGTCTCTTCAACTGGTTTAGTCAAACCGATTAGTCTTACTTTACTCACATTTCCTCCACTTCATTAATTCAACCTTCGCTTCTAATCCGCTGAAGGTGCGTTTATCTATGACAATCTTTATATGCTCGATATCGTATCCAGCCAGTATCATATCGTTAATATCTTTTTGCGGGAACGTATCATCCCACACTACCACATTATAACCTTTTTCGATGCAAGAGTCAATGCGTTTGACTATGTCTTTGTTCCTAGGCTCGTTATCGTAAACAAACACAGGTTTAACGAAAGTATTATCTAGCGTAATGTCCGCGCCTGCCATCGCTACAGAGTTCTTGATGAACATAGAATCAATCGGTCCTTCAAATACATATACAGGCTGATTCTTGTTCACTCTCTCAAGACCGTATATCTTAGGATAGTCTTCGAGCATTATTGTTATGTACCTGAGCTTCGACTTCGGGTCGAAAGACCTACCCTGATAGCCGAACATATTGCTATCTTCTTTCAGGAATGGTATAATTAGTCTTGGCTCTTCTTTGGTTGCTGTGATTTTATCCGGAACAATACTATTCGTCCAATCAAAAAACTTCGGACAGTAGAACAGCTTATAATGCATCTCTGGCGGTATCTTACGTTTGTCAACGTATCGTTTCGCAGGATGGTCCCACGGTAGCTGAGAGATTCTTTTTAACTTGCGCAGCGGCGACCCAGCGTTAAGAAACTTAGGCGTGACAATCTTCGTAATGTCCGCGACAGGTTCTCGTTTCTCTACGATATTGTTCTTAGAAAGATAAACTTCTTTGGTATACTCTTCGTACATAATGAAGTCGATGTTCTTAAGAAACGTGGAGAACGAATACGCGATGCCGCAATTGTGACACTTGTATCCTATTTCGTTCTTGTGTTGGAATACGTAGCCGCGAGCTTTGTATTTGTTTTTCTGAGAGTCGCCGCAGAATGGGCAGCGGCAGTTAGCGAGATACGGGTTGTTTTTCTTAACCTTGAAGAATTCTAGCTTGCCGGAAAGTAAATTTGCGTACTTGAGATCTATCCACAATGTGTTCATGATATATACCATATAAAACTACATACTGATTATACCCCACGAACTAAAAAAAGTAAAGCTAAATTTTTAGAAATGAAAACGGAATGATGTCAATTTTATATAAAATGAAAACAATGAGTGTAGCACCAGCAGTGAAGAAGAGTTTTAACTTATCGATGTGTTGAGCGGACTTGATTGCATCTTCATGATAGGAGCGGAGTTCTTTACGAATTTCTTTCATTTCATTTAAAACCGTTTTCTGAAACTCGTCCATCTCTTTCCTCAGCTCCTTTTCTGATTCCACGATTTTTGTGCTTATTACTTGGTGCTGAGACTCTGATTGAATCCTTCTGTTCTCAATCAGCTCGCTTAGGTGCGCATGATATTCTTCTTGATGATTAATGCGCAGCTCGTGGACAGAAAGTAATTCTTTGATTGAAGAAGATACATCAGCTAACTTCTCCATAGTAGTGTCTAGCTTGGCGAAGACACTGTTTACTTGTATCACGTCTCTTTCTAAAAGAGCTACGCGAGTCTCAATGTCTCCGCTCATTTTTTGTTCGACTCAGCAACAGACTGTTGATTTTCAATAATCCATTGCTGCAACTGGATTAGTTGCTCTGCGTTTTGTCGGCAGATGGAGTAGTTTTGGACGATTGTTCCGATTGCTTGATTGTCTTTAACTCCTGAGGAGGTTCCATCAGAAGACTTGGAGGAGTCGGCATCACCATTTTGGGCACTAACGTCGTGGAGGTACACCCAGCCAGCAGACATGTCATGAATAGAGGGAACAAACTTTTGGGCATTGTCAACATACACATATTCCTTCTGCTTTATTGTCTTGACCTTTTCGACGTATTTGGTTACAACCTTGTTGCTTATTTCTGAATTAATTCTCTCTAATTCTGCAATCTTTTCTGCAGCTTCAGCAGCAGCTCTTTGAATCTCTACTTCAGCTCGAGCATTACCCTTAATGAATCCAATCGTAAATGCGCTTGCTATCAATACCGCTATAGCTGAAAGCTTATACGGCAAGCTATACACGGACTGTTCCAGTAACTTTTCTAAGCGATTTAGCTAATCCTTTTTCACTCGCTGCGCCACGCTTCTGATATTTTTTCTGCAGCCCTTGAGACACCGGAGGAAGGTCTCCAGGGCGTGCTCCAGCTATACCACCAGTCACGTTAGCCGGACCAGCAGCAGCGGCACCTCCACCATCCTCGGAGACGAAATCCTTGAACGACTTCATGTTCTGCATCTCCATCTCTTTAGCGAAGCCGCTTTTCTTGTATCTCTACCTTGTTTGTCTTTCATTGGTCCTGGCATGCCGCTCATACGTGCACAGAAGGACTTCCTACGCTTGGCTGCTTTAGATCCAGGTTCAACTTTTCCTGTTACTGCAGTACGAATACCGAAGTGCTTTGCGCCTTTCGCCGTAAGTCCTGCGCCGCTCTCAGTTGAACGATAGTAACCTTTAGAATCTGCTCCACGTTCAGTTATTACTTCTTCTTTTGCCACAGCTATATTATCGACCATATTGGGATACGGACGACCCGCAGCTTTTGCTCTCGCTTTAGCTTTAGCTTTTTGATTTGACGTTAATTTTTTGTGTTTCTTAACAGGATTCTTTGTGTCCCATATTTCTTCTTTTACTTGTTGACCAGGGGTGTCTTTCTTATAAATGTTAGCTAAAGACTTTGTGCCCCATTCACGACTAGAAGGTTTGTTCTTATCTTCTTTGTAGATGTTGTCTAAAGAGCTTCCGTGTGGGCCACGGTTGGTCGCCTTTTTCTTTTTATAAGGAAGATGCTCTGGCACCTTTTTAAAGCTTGGCATTCCTTGAGTGCTTAAACCAACGTCAGCACCTGTGGATGTCCCATACTCACTAACTCCTGATGGTTCAAGGAAACCTTGCTCAGGGATACAGTTAGGTACATCCTTCCCTGCTTTCTTCTTGGTCCCTTGCATCTTATAACCTTTCCAGCAAGGATCCTTTCCTTTCATTAACTCTTCTCTAAGATCAGAAAAAGTTTTCATGCGTCTTCGCCTCCCGACTCCAAGTAGTCAGCAACTCCATCAAGCATTGCTGTTGCTCTAGCTAGCTTAGCTTGCACCCATGGCTCTAAATCGCCCTTTCCCTTACATATATCCATAAGACGCTCAATACCACGCATGGCAGTAGTCAGTTCGTTGCGAGCCATATGATACGCATCTTCGGCTTCCGTTACATATCCTTCTTGCATACAATGACAAGGATCTTTACCGCACTCTGAGCAAGACTTACATACGCAAGGTTTCTTGCCGCATTTTGGACATTTTAAAGAAGAGAACTTTTTCATTAAATTTGCCTCAATCGTTCTTCTATTAGTTTATCAGAAATGATATCTTTATTATTTATAGTTATTGATTGTATTCCAATACTTATAATTTGATCAGGCATATATTGCAAGAACTCTAGAAATGGTTTGAGCTCTTGTTTGTAGTCTAGAAGTTTGAAGAAAAGCATCTTGGTGGTAGCCCTAACCCCAAACAGATTGTACAATACAATAATGTGGTTAAGGATTAGCTGCTCCTTAAGATCGCCTGTTTCTTTGTAAGATTTGAACAGGCGCTTAAGGTATTTGAATCGCTTTAGATCATCATAGAATTCTAATGTATCAAAGCATTGCGGGTTATCATAATGTTTCGCGGCATAGAGTAAAAAATTCGTCTCATCAAGTTGATCGTACATTATGAAAAGATATTACGACCCTATTGCCTGCCAGAACACATTAGTAGATGTTACGTTAGCTGTTACAACATTGGCGCCTGTCTTAGTCCAGGATACTACAGCTGCTCCGTATGTTGTGACTGCGCTGTTGCTTGTAGCAGTTACGATATATGCATTTGTAGTGAACGCAGACGTAAATGTTACTGCACCAGCTGTTGTTGAATTAGCAGACACCCAACCCCAATTTAATTTCAATCCGTTGGGAAGGAAAGTATATCCATTAGCAGCAGAAGTGGATGTACCGAGAGTAAAGGTATTAGTAGCAACTGTTACGCCAGTCGTATTTACGGTCATTATCCTGTTAGTAGCAGCAGTGCCGCCAGCATGAATAACAACGTCTTTTACCGTAGCAGTACCGATAACAAGCTGGCTGTTAGCTGAGTAAAGATAAGCATCGCCAGCACCAGTAATCCCGTAAGTAGCATTAGAATAGTTTGACCCGTTAATACCTAAGTCGACGTATCCGAATGTGTCATTACCATTATCTGTCGTAATAACAAGGTCGCCAGAATTTTGATTTCCGGTGTTGGCATTTTGAATAACGATTTGTACGTAACTATTTTGAGAAGCGTCGATTTCAATTGAAGCCAAAGAACCGAAATCATAACCAGCAGCGTTACCGACTTGTATTTTATTTTGTACGTAGGTGTTAGACCCCGTGAAAGAAACGTTTGCTGATATATTGGTATTGGTGCCTGTTATAGTAACATTAGAAGTAACGTAAGTGTTAGTTGTTGTTACGTTAAAACTAGAACTGTTAACATAAAAAGCACCGCTACCAACATTCGCGCTGACAAGATTTAAATCGCTACTCCAAAAAGTACCTGTTGCGTTGCTAAGCAAAACTTGATTAGCTGTGCCTACGCTTCCATTAGCAACGATCTTACCGACATTAACGTTTGAAAAAAATGTCGCAACATTAATTTGTTTTGTTACAGGGTTAGATCCAGGGGCATCTACTATTACTAGTAGATCGTCCCCTGTTGGTGCCGTAGCAAGTGTAGGTAACGCAGATATCTTTATTGAAGTAGCCATATTATCTCTTTACCTTAGATTATGAATTGGGGAACACACTATTATCGTCAGCATTATCTTGTGTCGTAGTCGTAAGAGGCACGAGTGTCTCAGTATAGATACGACCAGCCTTACCACCGAGTGTAGCATTGACAGAAGCACCAGAGCTAACAGAAGCAAAAGATCCTGCGAATGTGATGCCTGACCCTGTTCCTGTTCCGCCTGTTGAGTTGGAGTAAGTGAACACTAGGTTAGCAGCAGTTAGACCGCTGGTAAACAATCCAGGGGTGGTTACAGTGATGGTGCTGTTGGACACGCTTGTGCTTGTAATGTTAGCAACGGCAGCAATAATCTGACCAGTTGAAGTCATCGAAGCACTTGCAACGTTCTCGTTACCGCTTACTGCATACGTACCCGCACCACCGGCAGTTCCTGATAGCTGCGATAGAACCTTAGTGTTAGCAGCAACGCCAGTACCAGTAATGAGGTTACCGATACTAATCGTTCCTGTTACAGAAGAAGCTGTTAGAACATTAGCTCTTACAACACCCGTGAAGCTAGCTAGAGCAAACGTGCAAGATACGGTTACCTTATCGCCAGCAACATAGCTTGTTGGAGTTCCTGTTGCTGTTACGTTAGCAACGTGAAGCTGATGTTGATAGGTATAAGTTAGACCGGCTGTGTTAGTAAATCCATATCCACCGTAAGATACAGCAACTGAAGCAATGTTAGCGCCAGCTGTTCCTGCTACTGTATTGGTTGTGATAATACCAAGACCATTAGCAGAACCACCGGAGATAATTACTGTTTCGCCGTTGGAGTATCCTGCAGTAGATGTTGAATTAACAGTAAATGTGCTTACAGGACCCGTGCCGTATTTTACTTCAATCCACCCAGCAGCAACGCCTCTACCAAACACACTCTTTTCGTATGTTGAGAAGTTAACCGTGTTGCCTGTATTGTTTGAAATGGCATATGCATTAGAAGACAATACGATAACAGTTGAGTTGACGGACACAACGGCTGGAACAATCGTGGACATCGTTACAGCAGCGCCCACAGCACCGTTAGAGATTGAGTTGGCGCTTAGGACGTAGCTACCAATACCGTTTCTAGAAGTAGTAGAAACAACGTAGGTTCCGTTAGCAATAGCTAGAGTTGAGTTAGCTAGGATTTCTTGACCAACTGCTAGAGGAGGGCCGCTGAATGCAGTAACGTTTAGAATGTTACCATTTGAACCGATTGTTCCGTTTGAAATGGTACCTGTAATTGTGGTTACTGAGGTCGTTGGTGAACCTGCCGTACCAACGGTTAATCCCGGTAGACCGTTACCAGAAGCCACGGTGCCTGGAGCAATCTTTGAGAAGTAGAATGCAGCGGCTGCGTTTGTTAGTGTTGATGTAGTGTTCATCAATACTGCAGTGGTATTAATAACGTTAGCAACGGCAAGGTTGTTTGCCCAAACTGGAGATCCGCCTGTTGTATTGGCAGCAGTGGAGTAAATCGCCATACCGATTGAGATGTTCGCGGTGGATGTCATTCCGGTAATTAGAGCATTACCTTGAGTAACAGCACCTGTCTGCACGTTTGAGAATGTTCCAACCGGATTGGTTAGCCAGTTATTACCAGCGATTGTATTCGCAGTAATTGTAACATAGTTAGGAATGTTTAGAACGTTAAACACACCGACAGACTGCCCATTCTGAAATGCATTTGGTGTAGAGTTGTTGTATAGGTTTTCGCCGCGAACACCACCATTTTGAAATGATATGGTAGCGCCTACTGCTGTAGCTTTTTGATACACAGAAGACATTGTAACAGCTGTACTGTTAATAATAGCAGTTACGGTGGCTCCTGGATTAAGATTAGCGCCTACTGTGCTAGAAGTAATCGTCTGATTTAAGTTAATACCGGTGGTTGTAGCCATGGCAGTGATGTTAGCACTGTTTAGAGTAAATGTACCAGTTGTTGTAATTGCTGCTGTTTGTGCGTAAGCCTTGTCTTTAGCTAATACACCAAGAAACTTTGGTGCAGCATTGGCTTGATTTAGACTTTTCCATAAAGGCATTTTTTTTCTCCTTGAGAGTTCTTTTTCTTATTTATTAATCTTTAAACATGTGGTAGACGTAATCTGAAGATTTCTCTATAAAATCAGGATGCCTAACAGCAGCAACTTTCGGTAAAGTATTTATATCATCAAGAACGATAAATTCTTTTGCTTGTATCTTAGCGTATTGCGGTTCTGGCTTAGTAAATTCTTTCTTCGGCGGAGAACCTAGTACTACTAACTCTTTCGCCTGTAGCTTCTCATATTGTGGTTCTGGCTCTACGAATTCTTTTTTTGGTACAGTACCTAGAACAATAAATTCTTTCGCTTGTATTTTGGAAACAGGCACCGTCGGATTTTGAATCACTGGCGACGGTGCCTGTACTCCATCTTTTAATACAACAATCTCTTTAGCGAACAGAGGCATTTTATCTGTCTACAGTTATGGTACCCACATGTCTACCATTACTGTCGTAATGGTGATGAATTTCTACTGGTGCTCCGTCTTCCTCACCTTTGCTTATGTGCGTCCATCCGCCCATTCCATCCTTTGCCTTTATAACTTTACCCTCACCGTGTTTTTGTCTTATTTTCTTAACAACATCTGGTTCATTTGATTTTTGTTTGGTGGGAGATTTTAGAGCTGTTTTTGGAACCGTTGTACTCGCACCCGCATCTAACTTGACAGTAGCGTTACCATCAGGATGAAGTTTAGTAATTTTTCCTTCTTTTCCATGAGCAGGAGTTCCTGGAAGATGCAATCTAACTGGGTTTCCTACTTCATGATTAGCTTCACTCAAATTTTCATAAGCATTTTTTATAAATGCTTCTTCCTTAGCTATCTGACGAAGATTTAGATTCTGCAGCATAATATCTTTAACAGCATTTTCTACGCTACGGAAGCGATTAGCTTCAGTATATACACTAACCTTTGGTTCGACCGACTCTTTACGAAGCATCTCGAAGTCTTGACGATCTAGCTTACCGTTGCGATTTTTGTCTAGATTCTTCTGCTTACCGATTAGCTTCTCATCGACTTGTTCGACATCTTCTTTAGTTGCGCGCCGAATCCCATCTTGACGATTTTTTATCTTACGTTCAGCGGCAGCGATTTCGCTATCGGTTCGCTTAAGCCATGGCTTGTCGGCTCCTGCAGTTTTAAATCCATGAAATAACGCACGTGTGGTAAGATTGTCAACGGCTTTGTCTATATACTGTTTTTTTACTTTTTTTGAAATTTCATCGACTTGTTCGACATCTTCTGCTTGCTGTGCAGCCTTTACTTGCTTTTTATTTCCATAAGTATTGATGCCGCGACCTAAGTTGCGATCATTCTGAGTGAAGTCGTGTTGTGGATTTAATTTTTTCCAGTTTGCTCCCATTTTATCAAAGTGACGATTTTTCTTTTCTTTGTTTTCGGCATTTCCTTCTTCAAGATCGACATCTTCTTTATATGTAGGATGTTGTTTTGCTGCTGCCATAGCTCTATCTTTAGTTCTTGAAATTTCATCAGGATTCATTCCTTTCATTTTCTTAACTGCATAGGCGCCAGCTTTATCAGCTTTATTCATCAGATCCTCGCCATCACGGTTACCATATTCTTTTCCTTTTAGATATTTTTGAATGGCTTGATTCGATCTAATATCATGCACTTTACCAGCAACGAATGCTGAAATCTCATCTAATTCAACATCTTCGCCAATCATCTGCTTAAAGGTTTCGTGGTTTGAACCAAGCTTACGGAGAGCAGCCATACGAGTATCCGGATTCTTACCAGGACCCATTAGTGACTTGATGTGAGCAAGTGCTTTATTACGGTGTTCTGGGCTAACCTTAACTTTCTTGCCGTCATGGAATTCGATCTCATGATTCTTCAGATCGCCAAGGTCTTGGTGACGAAGTAGTTCGCCATGGATACCAGGACCGCTAGGACCGTCGCTATCATCATCTTCGCTATTTGATGGCGTCTTTGTAGCAGGCATAGTAGGTTTGGTTCCACCACCCTTGGGTTTATTCTTGCTACCCTTTGGACGACCACGACCTTCCAAAACCATTAGTTCTTCGACAGGAACGTCACGAATAATACCGTATTCGAACATAACGTCTGTGTTAGTTACGTCGCCTGATTCGTCGATTGTTTGCATACCATTAATGATTTCGCCTTCGCCGAATTCTTCGTGAAAGACGTATTTTGGAAGTTCATTGGCCATCTTAATTCTCCGTGAGTGGTTATATTTTATATTTATTATTATCGGTTTTTTACAGTGGCGCGAAGCATCCACCCATGTTTCTTGTGTGTATCTGTGCGATCTTGTAAGAAGTTACTCAATCCTATTTCTTTCTCTTTTTCTGCTAGAGCATATGCTTTTTCTAAAGATGAGAGTACTTTATCGTTATCATCTAATAGAATCTGGAACATATTGACGCCCATCGGAACAGTCGTGGCGTCTTGAATAGAAGTTAGTTCAGAAAATCTACTAAAAGATCCTGGACTATACTCATTTAACGCTCTAATGTGTTCTGCAATATCATCTACCGCTTCCCATAGTTCGTTATAAAGCTTTTCTAGAAAGATGTGATACTCATAGAAATCTGCACCCTCTACATTCCAGTGGTAGTTATGTGCCTTAAGATACATAGCGAATGTATCTGCTAATACTACTCTTAACGAATCACCTAGTGCGCTCATTGTTGTTCCTTTGCAAATGTGCCGTCTTGTGTTTTTGTTACAACCCCATCTATAGGGGACACCCATGCTGTTATGTTGTATCCTTTAGCTTCCCAGTTTGGTTCGCTATCAACAAGCTGTTTGTTATGGATAACAACATATGGTTTTACATTGTTTTCTCTATAGTATTTATAATTGATGATATACATTCTATCTTGAGGAGCTGTCAAAGACGCTGCTTGTTTCTTAGCAGCATCCATTGCTTCGTTCGCATCATTAAACATCAAGCTTGGATTTTCCAATGGTTTTATTGGGGCTGGAGCATCTTCTTTAATAAACTTGATAAATTTTTTCATTAGAGTGCCTCAACTAGAAGTTTCTGTTCCTTTTCGTTCATTATAAAATCAACTGTTTGGTGTTACTCGTGCTCCACCTACTGCAGAGTCAGGCACGCTGATCCTAGATTTTTTCTTTTTTAAAATGTAGTTTTTATCTGGAGAATCTGGTCCGAGTTTATTTCCGATACCACCAGCTTGTGAAGTATTTTGTGTCCCAGCAGCAGGTAATCCAGCGAATCCGCCTGAGCCACTACCCCAAACACCAGCTTCTTTTACATATGCTCTTACAACCTTAAGTGCTTTTCTGCGCTTGAGTTGCTTTTTAATGTCTTGTGGCTCAAGATTTGTATCATAGCCAACTTCTTCATATGGATTTGTTGCCATAGCAGCAGGGTTATCCTCGTCGTCTTTTCTTTTTCGTGCGAACTCTGCATTCAACCCCATTATCTGTTTCTTTGAGTATTTCTTTTTGGGTGACGTTTCTTCAGTACGCATATAGTCTTTAGAATACAACGGTGGTTGCTGATGTATCGGTTTTGATTTATATTGTTGAGCGTAATTACGGCTGGTTGACTTAGCAGTTGCGCTTTTAGCTTTTCGTTCAGCACTGTTGTCTGAAACTTCTTCTCGTTTCTTTTCTTCGCTTCTACGCTTGGCTTCCATTTCCCTGCGCAAATGTTCTTGGCGATTGGCTGCTTTTTTTGCTGCTTCTACCGCAGGATTAAGTGTCCCATCCATTACATGTTCCTCGCGTGTTGTACAACAAACTCTACGACCTTCTTAGCTCTTTCTTTTTTTGGTGGCGGAGTTAACCCAGCACGAACATCGTCATATAGCTCTTTTACATGTTCTGGTTTCATATGACTTGGCGCACCTCTTGCAAAAGATTCATAATCACCATTTTGTGCATGAAGTCTTTGCTTAGTCGCAGAAACACCTTCTGTTCCTTCGGCATCTGGATCTCTTTCTCCAGCAGACACATAGCTTATTTTTTTGAAGTTGTAGTATCCGTGAGAAGCTTCTTTGCCGTTGTATTGATCAATCAGGTTCCTATAGTTGTCTAGCTGATCAGAACCAGCCACCAAATGAAGATGAGTTACACCTTGTTCATGAAGCTTGGCTAGTTGATGGAAAATGTTGGGGTGAGATGATGTAGCAACGAAAGTATTAACATCAGGAAATGCACGCTGCACGTGTTTAGCTTTTTGTTCAGGTGTCAGCGGATTCTTTTTGTGATCTTGCGTAGCAGAAAATCCCATGCTACCCGTTCCACCCGTTCTACGCATTTCTCTCTTAACTGTTTCGTAGGCTTGCTCATGTCCTGCTGTTGGAGGATTGGCTCTCCCCCAAAACAATACATGATGACGTTCATGATTATGATTGACAGATTCATTTCTTAAGATAACATCCGGATTAATAAGGACAGGATTTAATTTTTCTCCCGTCACCGTCGCTCCGCCATCTACGGTTCTGCCTTTAGCAGCTGATATTCTATCTGATATTTTCTTGAAAAAATCTTTCATGTTATACCTTAGCAGCTAATGTTGGTGAATTCTTTAGGATGGCGCTTCGTGCTAGATTTGCAGCACTGAACCCGCCTTCCCCTCTGTTAACAACTTTAAGGCCACCACCGACGAATCCTTCTGGATCTGTTTCAGTGCCATCAGCTAAATGATGAGCGTAGCCGCCATGAGCTGATTTACTTAATGCTCGAGCTAATAGGTTAGTTGCTTGTTGAACATGGCCGTGTATCTTTAAGGTTCTGTCGAATGCTTTTCTATTTGCATTAATGTGTGCAACATCAGCATCTCTTACTGCAGCTTTAGCGTCTTTGGTTTTTTCTTGCTTAACCTTGTCAATTTCTTTTTGATGCTTAGCCTTCAAATGTTCAATATACCCATCGACAGATGGCGTCTCACCTGAGCGCACGGTGGAGTTGATATAGGTTCTAAGATGTTTCTCATGACCGGCTAAATGCCCATAATCATGTCCTTGCATCAATTTTTCAGCTTGGTCTAAATGAGATTCAGACTGTCTCTTTAAAACGGGATCCATGTTAGCATGTTCTTCGTTGCTAACGACGTGATTCATTACGTGCACATCAGGATGTTCGTTGAACTCTGATCGATCTAACACAGGAGCAGCAGTTCTTTCGGGACCGTGTAGCTCGCTGTGAATAACCATACTCACTTTAGAATTCTTGAGCTTCTTACCTTCCTGAGTGTCTGTAGGAACAGAATACTGTAGAGTATTTGGAGTATGGCTTATTCTACCCTTGGTTATGGTTCGTTGCTCAGGAGTGCTTAGAAAGCCACCTTGCCATTCTCCCTCACGCTGCGGTAGCACTTTACCGATATGTTCCCGAAGAGCCTTTAGAGGACCTGCGAGGTATGGTTTATCGCCATGCTGAGTATCGATATCGTCGTCGGTGTAATTGTAATGCGAGCCTGTGCCCTTGTACTTTACACCTACTCTACCATCAGGATGACGGATTGCCTGGAAAGACATTCTATCGTCAATCTTTTTAGTAATCGGTGTTCTACCAGAAATCACTCCACGTAGAGTGTCCACCGCATGATGTGCAGCTTCTTTCCCGTCGAATGTTCTATCTGAAGGATGCTCTATATGAGATATACCACCCACCTTAGTGTTGACTTCTTCTTCTTCAGTGAGCATTGACCGTAATTTACTAAATGTTATCATTTTACAACCCTTGTTGTGCGTTTCAATATATTTATAAACGGTTTACTTCATGTCAACTTTCATACGCACGTTATCAGATTTATAAGTAAACGCACCAGCTTTAAAGCTAAATTCAGATTCTGAGAATTTTTTTATTTTGAATTCGATACCGGATTGTTTAAACTCTGCATAAATCTGTTCAGCTTTAATACTTTGTGCTACTTCGTTTAGAATATTGTGATATATATTCTCAGTGTTAAACTTCATGGCTAAGGCTACAGAAAAAGCATACGTTATAGGATGGTATTTTTGATTATCAGGTAACGCCGCTATTTTCATTAAACTGTCTGCGTCTTTAGGAGCACCACCAACTATATCGCCGTAAAAATCCCAGAGCTTAAATTTAAATTCTTTAACATGATCTGGCGTTATAACAGAGTTTTTTGTGATATTTAATTCCTTAAGCGTACGTTTAACCAGATCTGATATATCAGCTAGAGTAGGGGTGGTTTTACCTGTCAATTTCTGAATACCTTT